AGCAAGGTCAATCGTCTTGACATCAATACCCGCTGTTGGGTCAATACCTGGAATGATAATCGGTTGTGAGTAGCGTACAGCCCCTAAGTTCAACGACTGTTCACGCGAGATAACACTAGCATCGTCAATTTCACCTTGAGTGACACCGGATACCAAGTGAATTGCTCTAGAAAACTGTCCTGATACCTTTTCGTGTTTGTAAATCTCAATATCGCGTAGAATTTGAGCAGCACGTAAAGCACGGGATACTGCACAAATCTGAACACCATACGCTTCCTCGTCTGAAGAAGGAAATTCTTCCAGAGTAAGAACCTGATACCAATTCAACCAGTGTTCCTTGCCCCAACGATCTGTATAGACCACAGGAACCTTAAAATTGCCTGTGCGTTCGCATTTAGACGAGTCTAGTGGAGCAATATTCAACACGGGTGAGTCAGGCCGATCTTCTGCCCGAATCAGCAACCAGAAACCACCATTATCCTGAGTATAAATATCCTCAAGTGTCTTGGTAATTAAACTAATCCAACCACGTCCATAATCTGACCTCATAAGCATGTTCGTTACTGCATTGATCGTGTTCTTTGGTTTTCTACTAGTTGGATCTGCTGGTACTAATTCCCACTGGAACGAACTAACTCTAGCGGTTGAAGCATAGACAGCACTTGCCATCATAGGCTCTGTTGACCAGAACCGCTTTAGTTGTCTATCTCTAGAAAATGGAGTAATTGACCAAGGAGTAATATCATCAGCCATACTCGCAATCGTCATAATGTACCGATTGACACCACTACGCTCTTTAGGCTTAGGAAAATCAACCACAGAAGCATTAACGATGTCAGGATCGTATTGTTTTTTCTCTTCTTGCCACAGGGTTAACTGATGCTCATCTGGCATACTGTTCTCTCGTTAATCTCGTAATATCTTCTTCAGTTAAAGTTCCACGTCTAAGCTTTTCGCCTAAATTACTCTTGGTTTCCCGATTATCAATATTCAGATTCATGCATTTTTCAACTGCCATTGAGGTACACACAGCCGCGTCAATCTTGGCAGAATCCGTTAGTTTTTCCAGACGCATCTTGCCGTTCTCATTTTTGGTTCCTGCTTGAGTAATATGTTGGAATAGAGATGGTACATCACCATTCTTATCCAATCCATCTCCATAAGCATCCCAAAACACACGTCTGTTGATAATTCGGTCATACAAACCCTTATCCGCTACTGCTCTGTCTCCCTGCTGATTAAAAGAGTACATCCACACAATACCGTCTCGTCTAAGACGTTGTGCCATGTCCTCTAATTGATATTTGTCATAAGCTACGCAGATAACATTGTATAGTTGACAGAGTTCGCGAATTTTAGGTTCTATCGTTTCGCTAATCTTTATTGTACCCCCACCTTTTTGTGGAGTAAAAATATAACAGAATCTTACTGCTACACTTTCATTATCATCGGGGTCACGAGTAACACCTACAATAGCAGCAAAGTCGTTAGAAATAGCACCGTCTACGCCTAATACAACCGGAGTACGTTTGTCCTTAATAGGTCCTATTATTTTCTTACAAGAGTTCCACATTTCAGGCTGAATAAAACTATCAACAGGAGATACCCATTGATTTCTATGCACACGCGCAAACTCACTCGGAGAATGCATTAAAGCCTCACGAGCATAGAAAGTTGGTGTCTGCCAAATCATTCTAGGTTCATGATCCCAATAGCAAAAAATACCAGCCGCTTCGTTTACATATACTGCTGGTTTTCCATCAGTTACTAAATAATCAAAGTCTGGATGTGGATCTCCTTGAATAACTGCTGTATTATATAGCTGCTCTAATAACTCTGACTTACCAGTAAACCCCGCATAACTTTCTACCCAACGCATAGCATATCCTTCAAGGGTAGGTGGGATTGTCATTTCAGTCCACAGACGTCTTTTCGCCTCAGTATCATATCCCCAAAGTTCGCTAAAGATCGTGAACAAGGGTTGAGAACCAGCCTCACCAGCCGCATCACAGGGAACAGCTTCTATTTTTGTGTTATTCGGAAGGATAACTTCTGTTCTATTTGGATTAATACCATTAAATATACCTCCCAACTGTCTGTGAAGTCTAAAGTTTTTGTATATAGGCTCATATATGCGATCAGCTGATTGTTTACCGTCGTTAGCTAAACAGTACACATGAGCATCAGGTGAGTGATAGGCGAAATATAAAGTAACAGCAGAAGCCACAGCGGATTTACCGGATTTTTTAGGTGCAGAGTATATGATAGTAGAGTATTTTAATGTACCATCCAAATGTTTTGATAGGGCTTCATCTATAATATGCTTTTGGTGGGCAGCTAAACGTAGAGGACCAGGAGGTAGTCTTTCTCCGGTTATAGGATCTTTAGGATCTGGTACATAGTAGTTTTTTTCTATCCACTCACTAGGAGTTTCAAGTATCTTATCACTTACTGTTACCAGACGATTCGAGAAGCGATCTAGAGCCTGTTCCCATAATGTCATGTACGCCACCACTTATAATAGATAATAGTTTCTGTTGTGTATCCTTGGGCAAGTCTACCTGTTCTGTCACAGCTTTAACAAACAGGTCTGCAAGCCTTTCAATGAGGGAGAATACCTGTTCAGAGTTCAAAGCAAGGCGCATTTCCTTGACACGGTTGATCTCTGCATTGGTTACATCTTTGAATACGGTATTATTCTTGCGAATTTCGTCCCATGCTAGACGCTCGTTATCAACCGAATCAATAACTTCTTCAATAATCTTAGCGCCTAGAACAGTATCTCCTGCCTGGATATATTGTAAACCTTTGCGCAAAGATTCTACTTTCTTGGGATGAGATAAAGCACCTTCAGATAGGTTTTCCAACAGTTCAGCATTTCTAGCCTGCATCAAAGAGGCAGTATGCCGCATATCATATAAATCAGGATCTTCAACAAACGTCTTATACTTGTCTGCAAGATCACCCTTAATATAATCAGTCTTTTTCTTTGTCACAATATCGGGCCTCCCCGGTCCCGGTCCACCTTCCCAACCTGCACCATGCCAACGACATACGTAGTACCCGTTTCTAGCAGGTAATCTACATTGGTATTCAGGCCATAGGTCTTTAGTTTTAAGCTCTGGATTTTCACGCCGCATACGCTTGGATACACTTCGTCTCACTGCCTGACAGCGCACACGTCCATCATCTAGGAAACGAACACCTGTACCAGCCATGAAGCGTCTCTTGCCTAGACTTTTATACTTATAAGGCATAAGCGTAACTCCTTGCTAGTATAGATATTATAGGGTATGGGCATATAGAAACAAAAACCCCTCGCTTGGAGGGGCTTGTAATCGGGGATATTTAGTTAACGTTCGTTGTTCTTAAAATAATCGTTATCGTAATCATCTACCTGTATATCACTATCGCGCTTTCTATATCTAAAACAGTCGTAAGAAGAATCATATAAGACAATATACTCACACTTCTCACAATATTTATCTGAATCTAACAGAGTTCCACACAGAGGGCAGTAACCAATAGCATAAGCACAATCTTCACAGTATAAAAAGGTATCAGAGCACAGCACACCTATATTACAACCGCAACTTGTACACTCTACATTTGCAGGGGTAATGAGTAACTCAATATCTTCTAGCAAACGGTTATTTTGTTCTTTAAGTACATTCACTTCATGTGTCAAATACCTAATAGTAACAATCAACTCCCAAATCTTAGGCTTCAAAGCATCTCGTTTATGCTGGTGGTAATATTGCTCAACATGTCCAAGAGTTTGATTGACTTTATCTTTAATTTGCATCTTTCTTTCTCCACACATCATAACCGTTATACGTCTTACCTGTATTGATATAACGTTCGTTAATAACTTCGTTCTTAAAATCTTCCCCATAGTAATACTCTAGAATATGAGCATAGTCTTTTAAAATAGAGGATAAGATTTTTCCTCCATGACTGTTCAACCACATATCTACGCGCTTGTGAAACACTTCAACATCTTCTGGATTAACTGTGATATAAGGTGGCATTAGTCATTCACCATTTCAGAGTATAAAATAGTTTTAGATTTAAAGTCAATTTCAGTATCCGGTTGTGTTGCATAGTGAATAAATCCGTAGCGACATTTAAAGCAATGGTATCCCAAATAGTTACTAGGAACCTCATATTTACCGCTGTGTACAATTAGCTTAACATTTTTATCTGATTTACAGTTAGGACAGTTCATCGTTAATCCTATCAAGTTCTTCTTGAGTGACGATTTCCTGATACTCATCAAAGTACACATTACAACCCTTGCAGTGATACCACGTATTCCCAAACACGCTGATAAAAATACTGACAAGCTTCTTCATGTTGCACTTAGGGCAGAGAGGTTTCACTTCAACCATTCCTTAATATCACTCAGATCCCAACTCCATTTAATTTTGTGTTCCTTGGGATAGAAGACCACAGTAGGCCAACCAAGCTGACCTTTACTCCAACTTGCAATCGTGTACGGATCAGGACCAGTTTTCGCTGTCCCTGCCTGCAATAACAAGGCACGGTTTGACATACGATTACCAGCTTCACATTCCCAAGGGAAAGCAGGAATTTCTGATACAGCATACTTGTGCTTGTCACCCTGAACGATCATATCAGCATTCGGGAAATCAAAGTGTAACGCGCGTGTTTGTGGATGCAAATCGTTCATAGCACTCCCACCAGGGAAGGTATGAGCAGCAGCAACATTATACACGTTATCGCCCACGTAAAGCTTCAAGTAAACCTTGCCATCATAGTAGGCGCAATCCCGATTAATGAACATCTGTTTGATAGGATTGTAACCCCACTTATTAGACAACCACTTGCCGCCATGCTGTGATCCCATTCCAAACAACAGACGGTTGTTAGTATGGAGCTTTCCAAGGATCTTATCAATAGCAGCGAATTGACCATCTACCTGATACAACTGCTCACCAACTGATTGAGCGCTAGGAAACTGAGGAATAAACCCCTCAATATCGTCTCCTAAAGATGCCCAATAAACACGAGGAAGTTCCAAAGCAGCATTAAAGATTTTCTTAAACTGATCATAGGCTGTATATCTACCCCCAAGGTGAATACAGCTTACAAACATAATCGCTACAGGCTTGTCATCTTCAAAGTGGTAACTATCCACAGTGAATACAGGATTTTGACGTTGGCGTTCTTCAACTGCTTCTTGAAGATCATCCAACTCATCATCAAGATCATACTCAGATTCCATTGCACGTAACTGCATTTCGGTAGAGACAACTTTAGGAGTAGCTTCACCCGACTTAAACCAACTCTTAAAACGTCTTCCAGTACGATCTGACTTCACTAAACCAAGTTCTTCAAGATCACGCCCTGTAGCTTCAGGATTTTCTGACAGGTAATTAAACACTTCAATAGGAATAAATTTGCTTCTGTTTTCTGACATAACATCTCCGTTAATAAAAACTCTCGATTATGAATAGTATACATCATAACCGAGAGCTTGTCAATCCTTACTTATAAATTGGTTCTATTTCTGGTAAAGATTGTTGAGAGCGCTGGCTGCCTTGATAACATTATCTGTTTCAACAAGTTCCTTGTGCTTCAAGCCGGAAGGTGGGCGAACAGTCCATGAAAGGACAGTAACCAACGTCATGATAAGTGTTCCCACCTGACTAATCTCTTCTGTATACTTGCCTTCAGGAATACCAAAGGTCATAAACAGAATAGTACCCACAGAAGCCAAGAAACGACGATCTACAAGAACAGTACCAAGTTTACCAAGAATCAGCACAACCTGATCCCACGTAATTCTACTCAAGTGCTTCAAAAAATGCTCCACTGTACGTTACTCCTACTAGTAAATGTTTAGTAAGAATATTGTACCTAATATTCCTCAATACCTAAAACTTCATTCAGATACCTATACAGTTTAAGAATATTAGTATTTGATAAAATAATACTCTCACCTGGAATATCTGGAATGTAATCCGAGAACAGAGATAGAATAATATGCTTTCCATCTCGCTCAATTGTCAGTGTGGTAGATGTAAGTTCATCTGACACATCTGTATCGTTAATCACAAGAGGTTTATTAATGACTTTCAATGGAGATCCTTTCAGCCTGTACTGTATACCGTTGGTTATCTCCAAAACAGATGGTCATGCTCATTTTAGGACCACCAGACTGATAGGTAGCACTTAAATCACTATAATCCTGAATAACCGTACTGATAACTGAGTAGGTAGCAACATAGTTATCATCAGAGATATAAATAATGTCACCAATTGCCAACCAGATAATATCATGCAAAGGTCCATCAGTATGTGACACTAGCACAGTATTAAAGTCCGTATCAATCCAACCAGTCTGATCCAACCATGCCACATTACCGTTATCCCACACAGAACGATCCCATTGTCCATCTTCTAGCTTTGAGAAGTAGATAGGCTCATTGATATTCTGTGATGGGATGTATAGTTGCCCAACAGAATTTGCTACCCGACTATCAATAGGGGAGTAAGCAAAACCTGTCAGAGCAGGGATAACACTAATCAACAACAGGAGTAACAGGAATTTCTTCATCTTTTGTTTCCTCGTACTTAACCTCTCCAAAAATAGTATTTACAAACGTAATTTTATCTTCAGGAATACCAATCAAGGTACTTGCCAAACTAAGGCTTTTAATGTGCCCCATCTTCTGAGTAATCTGAGAACTTAACAACACTACGTTCTCTTCTGTCATAGGTTCATCGGTTTCCACAACCACAATAATCTGATACTGTGTTGCCATTATTTCTTTCCTTTCTGTGTTAGAGACTTAGTTTTAGCTTCCACTAGCTTTTCTAACTGCTCAACCGATTTATCTTCTGAATCTCCTAAGTCGTCCCAAATATCCTGCCAGAATAAATCTAAACGCTCTCCTCGCAGATTAAAGATTTTCTTAAGTCTGAAATTCTTTTGATAAACGTATTTCTCTAAAGCCATCTGTAAAGCAATAAACTCAATTTCTTCATTTCTCATAGTGTATACCTATTATTCCTGAATGTCAAGATGTTGGCTGATAACTTCTACAAACCGCGCTCTGTTAGTACGAGAATAGACTGTAAATGAGTTCTCTACCTTATACCAGTTATCAATCAGCTTATTAGCATCAGCGACGTTAACGATTGCTCGTGCTTTAACCTGTTCTAGAATAGTGTAATCATATGTTAGCAGGAAAAATGTCTTCTTGTGGTAGCTT